CCACCGTTACAGTCGATGCTCCTGCGGTGTTATCTATATACAAATCAAGTACTGTTCCCTGCGTTGCATTCAAAGCTGTACCAAGCAACGTCCCTGTTGGCAGCGTTATTGTAGTTGGTGCAGCGGATGTAGAAGTGATGTAACCGGATGCAACTTGAGCAGCCGTAGCAGTTGCTGTGGCATTAATTGCGTTGCTTGAAGAGACTTGATGACCATCAATGAACCCGTTTTGGGACGCCACTGGGCCATTAAACGTAGTGCGTGCCATATTGTCCTCACATGCGATATCGGTGTATTAGTCTGCATGTCGTCAGCCGGGACTGTCTAATACACCGGGCTAACCCCGGAATAGTATGTTTGTATCAGTTTATAGGGGTGGTGTCAATGCGTTTCCTTCTAGCTTCTAACATTTTAGATCGCCATACCGGATCAGCCCAAAGAGCCTTTGCCGCAGTTTTTTTTGCGGCTTTTACTTCTTCTCGATTTGCAATCTCTTTATTGTAAGCGGTCTGTTTTGCAGCATATGCTGGGTCAGCCCATTGATCTTTTGCCTGCTTACTGGTTTTTTGTTTTGATTCTTTTGTGTTCCTAGCTTGCCTTATACCGTCAGTTCTTTTATCTCTGACGTTTGTATCTGACCATGTTTCTTTACTTGCCTCTGATTTATTTGCTCGCGCCTCTTCCGTACCTTGAACCTCTTTCTGCGCCTCAATTACTTTTTGTGCGTAGTTAGGATCTTGCCAAAGCTTAGTCGTGGCTTTGCTCATTGTTTGGCAAAACGCTTCTGTATGTATAAATGCTGCTTTGCCATCTTCCCTTCTAGCTATCACTTCTGGATCTTGTAAGGCCTTTCTTATTGCAGCAACTGTTTGCTCTCTAAATAAAGGATTGGCCCATCTACGCTTTTGACCTTCACTGTAGGCAGCAATTTTTTCTGGGGTGCTATTTGCTGTACTTAAGTTTTGTTTCCACTCATCAGTACGAATAACGTTACTAAAACCTTCGCCGCCATCGGTGAGATTAAACAAAGCTCCTTTACCAAGATCTCTTCGCCCATAGATCTCTATAAGACGCATCTCTTCGTAGAAAGCTTCTGATTCCTCTAATTGATCTTTGACAATCTCAATGATTGGCTCAAGCTTTTCTCGGCGCAGCAACGCTAAGAAAGCGCCAAATCCTTTGTTGTGCTTTACCCGTTGCGTCCAATGTTGATATGCACGTTCTCCCGTTCCCTTACCTACATACACAACCTGTTGATTCTTGGTAGGACGCGGATCTTTGTAAACATAAACGTAAAACATGATGACACTCCTTAGGTGGTGGCATCATCATAACATGATGGACGGAGATTTGCAACTCTATGTGTTTTTACATACTTATAAAAGAAAAACCACCCGAAGGTGGTTTCTCTCAAATCACGCTAAGTGCTTGATTTTATTAGGCTCCGGGGCTTCCGAAGATACCAAGCGGATCTGAGACTCCGAAGGAGTATCTCTCTCTACTTTTATATCTGACATTCCCGGTATCGAAGTCTCCATCCATTGACGTACTCAACGGCGTCCGCACAAAGTGCTTCAGTCCGTTAGGAACATCCGTGGTGAGGAACCAGGCGTTGGTGTCAGTCAAGTAGTGATTGACGGTGTAGCCTTCAGGGATTGATCCCATCATCTTCAACGCATTCACATCGTTGTCTGCTGTAGCCACACGAAGCTCGGTTTGCAGCAAGCGGGTTGCCGTAAACATGAGATTCGGAGGAACAACCAACTTGCGTGGCTTGGCTGCAATCAGCAGACCACGTTCGTCCGTCCAGCCTGCGATTTGAATAACGGCGTTTTCCAACGATGTTTCGTTCAAGTCAGAAGCGGTCGAAGGCGTGTTGCTGTTGGTGCCACCAGAGATAAGCGGATGAGCTGTTGAGAACAAAGGCTGGCCGTCACCGTAGGTAACGACGGCGTTAAACCCGTTATTCAAAACTGCTGCCGCCTTCACCTGTTTGGTGTAAGCCATGGCACGAGCCAATGCTTTGGTATAACGAGACGACAGACTATCGTACAAGTTATCTTCCACGGCCTCTTCGGTGATCGAAAAGCCCATAGCAATGGTTTCATGGTTGTACCTTGCGGTCCATGCTTCTTGTGCGTTGTCATAAGCAATCGCACTGCCTTCCGGTTTGACCGGAGCGGCACTAAAGCCAGACAGCTTGGTTTCCTCTTCAAAGCTGCGTTCAGAAGATTCAGTTTCGTAAATCTCCTTATGCTCTTCGCCATAACGAGCATACTCCAGACCGAACAATGCGTTCAGGCCGGGGAGAAGCTCTTTCAGTAGTTGTGCGCGTGAAATAGCCATTTAAATTTCCCCTTTAAACGCCAGTTGCGAACTGGTAGCTGTGGTAGCCCTGGTTCCACTTGACGAGGACTTCTGGGTAACCAACGAAGGTTACTGTCTGTCCTGCGGCCAAGGTGATTGCCGAAGCTAAAGTCACCGTCGTGCCGTTAACGTTTACCACATAGTTGTATGAACCACTACGAAACGCGCCAGCCGTTGCCGTCGGTGCAATGATTTGCATACCTGCTTGCAAACCAGTCACTGCCGCTGTCAACGTGAGGGTGGTCGAAGAACCCGAAGTACTTCCTACACCGGTAATGGTATAAGCCGTCTCAGGTACAACTGCAACGATACGGAAAGGAAGCGCAGTTGTAACACGCTTATTACCAGAACCGTTTGTTGGGTTGTCTGCCGAAACGGCCATGGCTGAATTACCCGTGGTGGTGCTGCCAGCAGTGCCAGCAACTGCATACACGTTTGTTCCAACCAAACCCGTTGAAGCATAACCAATCGCTGTTGCTGTGTTAGACACAGAACCCGATTGACTAACCATAGCAACTTTGAAGACAGCCGAAGGATCATCCACAACATAAGCTACTGCATCGTTGGCTGTGGTTGATGCAGGATAATACTGAGCAAACAGCTTTTGCCCGGTGGAAGGGTTGGTATATGAGCAACCTACAAATACCCCGATTTGACCGGCACGGGCCGTTGTCGTGGTAGAAGTAGACATACCCGTGATGTTGATCACACCACCCGCAAGCTCAATCAAGTCACCATTAAAGATGTTGGTTGAATAAGCGTATGGGATGGGGATCTGACGAGTGGCTCCAGCAAAGGGTAGGCCGTTTAACTCATTAATCGGCACAAAACCAAATGCGGAGCTTACTGTGGGATAAGCCATCTTTAACTCCTAAGTTTAAGAAGCTCCACGTCCGAAAGTAACCTTACTTTGCCGCTCTTTAAACAACGGCATCCTTGAGTCATTTTCTCGCATGAAGTTATTGTCTACAGAATGCATTTGAGCATCAGTTTGTTTCTGATAAAACTCATTGCGTTGACCAACCATTTCATAAGGTGTTTTGCAAAGCAACAGACCACCGATCTCAATGCTGTCAGGAAACCGCAGGGTTTGACCAGCCATCATCTGAACTTCAGGATGCATTGAAGCTTTAACAGGCTCCCAGCCTTCACGTAACTTGGAAGAAATGTGACGTGGATCAGCCTCACCTAAAGTACTAATACGAATCCAACGAAATTTATACCCAGGCTCCGGTTTCGCATCTGGTAATAACTGAGGCGGTATCCACTGCTTCGGACGCTCTTCCGTTTCCCTTGATTCGCGTTGACCTCGTTCTTGCTTTTCCATTTCAATTCCTTTGAAGTTTTGCTACTTCGCGTGCATATACCTCAAGAGGTATCTTATAGCGATTGGCGTAATCGACCTGTTTTTGTGTCAGCTTTACTTTCTTAGGAGTAACGCTGCGTGTAGCAGGTGCCACATTTGACCTTACTGGACGCTGAACTCGTTCAGGCGGTTCCTCGGCGTCAAAGTATTCCGGGAACACTTGTCTCATACGAGAATTTATTTTCTCGTAGTAATCATCAGACGATGCATCGACGCCTTGCCTAATGAGCTTGGAGTGATACGCCAAGACAAACCCTGTCATTTCATCGTCTGAGCCAAACCAAGGATTATCCTTTTTCCATGACTCGGCTTTAGGATCAACCCTCGGTGCCTCTATATGTACTTCTTTTTCAGGCTCTTGTCTAGTGGGTCTAAAGTTATTAACGCGTTCAAGCTTTATTTTGGCCGACGTTAACTCCTCTTGTGCCGCAACTAATCGGTCACTGTCGCCTGATTCATACGCTTCTTTGTATCTCCTCTTGGCATCTTCTAGTTCGCTACTAACCGTTTTTTTGGCTTGCTCAAGTAAAGCTTGTTGCCCTTCAGATAAAGAACTCTTAAGTTTTTTATTCTCCTCGGCAATAGCTTGGGCTACACGAAACGCTTCGTCCTTTGCCCGTTCAGCTTCTTCGGCTCGCTGCTTTTCTGTTTTGTATCCCTTATATAAGTGATCAATCCTTTGTTTAACTCTGTCGCTGTATTCTTTTACTTCAGAATCATCTAAAGGCTTGGGTTCTTCACGAAGTTTGGAGTGCTTAGGCTTCTCGTCTTCGACGATCTCCACCTCAACATCACTCTCTACCTCAACCTCAATCTTTTCTCCCTTTTCATCTGGAAACTTATACTCTTCGTTCATACGTCCTCCTATGCTCTTGAGATGCCGCGTGGATCTTGAATAACAGCCTCCACTGAATCATCGTTAATCATCCGAAACTCTTTGCCGTGAATCTTGATCCTAGTCCCGGTGTTAGGACGAACAAGTACAAAATCTCCTACTTTGCATGAAGGTCCACTTGGGAAACGGCTTTTATCCTTATAAGCGTCTGGTCCCAGCTTTACCACAAATAACACAGGCGATAAGACTTCCTCGTAATACATCGTAGACCCAGCTTTGACAATACCGCTTTCATACTCGTCATCTACTTCTGGAAGTACGCACAACACATGGTACGTTGAAGGTTCAGGCAACTGCTTGGCCTTTTCTTCTGCCGTCTCTGGCAGCGTTGTTGATGACTCTCCATCTTGAGAGACTAATAACTCACTCATCTTCATCTTCCTTTGCACGACTCGCGAGGTCTTGTATTTCCATCTGCGCGGATCGTAGACCCCGGATAACGCCGCACAGTTCCCGATACTCGGCGTAATCTTTTGCCGAGCCGTTGCTCACAGACTCATTCAGACTTTGAATGCGATCTTGAATTTTGTGATGTAACAGTTCAAATATGTCCACGTTTTGCTTTAATCCATTCTTTAATAGAGTTGTAAAACAAATTGTCTTCAAATTGCTCTTGCTTAATATCGTCTATTGTTTTCATCTCCCATTTTTTATATTTTTGATCTACCGAGTAATGGCAAATATAATGCTCTGGTTTAATACTATTAAACCCTGGCAGATAAACCATTTCTTTATGCGTCATTTTAATTTTGTTATTTGCACAAGCTATTTGAAACCCATACATACTAGACCACCAATTTTGGTTTGGTTCTTTTATTGTTAAGAAGCATTTTTTTGTATATTGAATCCAGTCAACCATAATTGTTTTAAAGGTTTTTGCTTTGCCAATTATTGGCATCCAGCCTCCATTCCATACCCCATGCTGGGATGTTAGCCACGGAGTTACGTTAAAAGATAGTTGCGACGTGCTTTTTAAAAACCAATCTTCTGAGACAGCATCTACGATTAATTCGTTATCTTCTACTTTTATTTGAGGATGTTTATACATATGAAATTGATCGCAATCAATTATTTCTAACACTTCCTCGTCATCAACATATTGCAACACTTGATATAACCCAACAATTGTGTTTAGTGGTGTGTAATTTACTTCCTCTAAGTTAATAAAATAATGAAAAGAATCAACCATAGCGTACGGAACCCCAATATCCCATGGCAGTTTTGTTAGCGTGTTATCTGTTTTTTCATTTCTGTTAATGACAGCAGCCAGAACCTTTCGCCATGCTTGCGGCCCATATATTTTTTTGTGCTGATGCCAAAGTAAGTCTAACTGAAGTGCAAAAGTTGGTTTATTGACAACAGTAGGAATGCTTATCATTGCTACCCTTTGTTAATTTCTTTTTTAAGTTCTGCCAATCTATCTTCTATTTCTTTTATCAAAGTGTCTTTGCGTGATAGTTCTTGAGAAGGCTTAGAAAGCTCCCAAAAATAAAACAAATACACTGCTCTTTGATTATCACCGCACAATAAATCTTCTCGCCAATGGGGGAATCTTCTCCCTTCCATTATTGCGGCATATCCGACATCGCAATGCACCTCTACATATTTCTCTTTAAAATGAGATGAGTCTTTTGTTAAGTCCCATTCTTCGCCATCATATTTAATAGCGCTTATGTTTAAAGGCCAGTCTAAGTTATTTTTATCCTCTAAACAGATACTCATGCCAAGATCCAAACCTTTTCTATCTGTGTGAATTTTGAGTGTGCTTTCTCTTTTGTACACCCTGGCATACGTACTATGAAATGTTGCTTGTGGATATTTATCTCGAATAACGTTAGTTACTCTATCTTTATAAACAAGAGAGCCTGGTAAATTATAAAAACCCAAGCTATTTTTATAGTACTCGGGCATGCCGCTTTCATTAGACAGTTCTAGCGAAAAAAATTCATTTATCAGTGCTTGGCACTCTTGTGGTGTGAAAATTTTAAGGTTGCTTTTCCACTCTACTTTCATTAAGTCCTCGTTAGTCTGGATAACACGTCAGCTTTAAGTTTTTTCTCAGCATCAGAAGACTTAGCTGCAATACGTTGCTGTTCTTTTCTAGCTTCAACAGCAATACGTTCTTGCTCAACTTGTAATCTAGCTTGTGCCAAAGCAATATCAGCCTGATCCTTAGCGGCTTTTCTCTTCACTTCTTCTGCTTTGATCTGTAGTTCAGCTTGTTGCATTTGAACCATAGGATCTTGGGCTTGTTGCATGGCTTGTGCCTGTTTCGCTTGGGCCATGTTCTGTTGTAAGAGCTGTGCGCCTGCCTGTGCTGTCAGTCGTGAGATCTCCACCTCTACATCGTCGGGTAATTTCTCATTAGGTGGCGGCAAAGGAACACCAATTTGCTCTTCTATCTTCTTCCTATAGAGAAAAGAGAGGTGTTCTGCGACGTGGGCCTGCACCGCTGCCCCAATTTGTTGCGCCATGGGGTTCTGCCCAATCATTTGTTGGATCATGGGGTCTTGAATAAAGGACATAT